CTTGGCATCCAACAGCGTTTTTAAGGCTGGCTCCAGATCAGCAGACAATTCGATCGGCGGCGCACCATCATCAACATTCGCCCAAGTCTTTGCCGCGTCGGCTGAACTGGTCGGCGCATACCAATCAGGGCCATGCTTGCGAGCCTCAAAATCCATAACATGATCGATGATCCGATCAATCATTTCCTGGTTGCGTTTATAAAAGAACAGCCGCAACTCACTGCCCTTGTACAGCACCGCCACGCAGCCCCATTGATAGCCACTGCAAATCATGCAGCCCTGCAACTGGACGGGGCCACGATAGGGTGCCGGCTCTGTCTCTGGTTCGCCCCGCGTTGACTTGGCCTCCAATACGCCACGGCCTGACAGCGTGATCGTCTCGCCGTCCATGACGTACAATCCCTTGGCCGGATCGTGTTCGATCGTGACTTCGCTGTGCATCTCGATGATGCCATCGAGGCTGGCATTCAGAGCCAGATCGCTGGCAGCGAATGGCTTTTCCGGCACAATCAGATCGCAATTGTTGATCCTGTTTACAGCCTGTTCAAGTATCAGCGGCTCAAGCAAGTTGCCCCAATGCGTTGTCTCGTTGCCTTCCCACGGGGCCGGCGGCTTGCCCTGCAATGCGTCGAAACTTTTGGCCAACTCATCGTTGCGCGTTGACCAAGGGGACATGCCAAGCAGTGCCGGCAGGCGGCTGCAAGACATTTCTGTATCGGGTGTGAGTTTACCTACCATTTGCTTTCTCCTCTTGTTAAGACCAAGCTTGGGCCATTGCTGACGCAATGCCGGCGTAAGTTTCTGAGCGTTTCTGCCATCGATCAGCCGAGGGCGGCAGCTTGTTCTGTCCACTGTCTGTCTGATTGGCCCACCGTGGTTTGCCATCGATCATGCGCGGTTCGACGTACAGGGCCGGGTCAATCGTCAATGGCTGTAGGTTTTTGAGCCAGAGGCACGTGCGTTTGCTTGCATCGTGGCCAAACTGGTATGGCTGGATCATCTGATCCGGCTTGCGTATGTGCGTCGATATACAAGACACCGGATTTTCAATGGCAATCTTGTCAATCGGCTGGTCCATCAGGAACCGCACAAAGTCCAGCGCCTCTTGCGTCTTGGCCTGCCTGCCCGGAACTCTCTTGTTCCAGTGCAGGCCGCTGACGGCAAGATATGTGCAGGGTGGATGCGCGATCAGCATGTCCCACCGGCTGCTGGCCAATACGTCTCTAACGTCTGCCCGAATGTGCCGAATGTTGCCGTCCGGTTTGTCGCCAGAGTACGGCAACAAATCACACGACCAAGCATCGTGTCCGGCAGCGGCAAAGGCATCGCGCACGATGCCGCTGCTTTCGCAAGCTATAAGTATTTTCATGATAGCGTCTCCCAAGCTTGTACCCAAACACATGGAAAACCACGATGCAATATCGTGGCTTCCAGATTTCCATTTTTCCTGCCGCCTAGAAAAGTAATTCGATTTTTATCCCCATTTTTTTGGGGGAAAACCATTTTCTGCGGCCCCTGCCCTATGCAAACACCTTGACTATTGAAGCTAGGTCTTGGCCTTAAAACCTGGCTAACACATTGCGCACGGTGGTTGCGTGCCACGCCCCGCCACGCGCCGTGGAAATGCCGCGCTCGTTCAGTGCTGAGGCAATCGCCGAAAGCGATGTTATGCCGGCAGCTTGCATATCGGCCACCGTTAGACGTATGCGTGCCGCGAATGAATTGGCCTTGGCGGCTTGTTTGGCATTGCCAAGTGCGCTGCCGGCATGCGGCCTTGGCGACCCTAGGCGGACGCCACGCAAGCGGGCAGCATGTAAAGCGGCCCTAGTCCTCTGGCTGATTTGCTCCCGCTCATATTCAGCCACGGCAGCAAGAATGTGGATTGTCAGTTTATTGGCATGCGGGTTGTCACAACAAATAAAGTCCACCCCGCTTTCCATAAGTGCCGAAACAAAGGCCATGTTGCGGCCCAGCCTGTCCAATTTTGCCACAATCAACGTGGCACCCTGCGCCTTGCAAGCGGCAAGGGCCGCCTGCAATTCGACGCGGTCTGTCTTCTTGCCGCTTTCGATTTCAGTATGGGATGCGACAAGTCCCCCGCCGGAGCGAGAAACGTATTCACGCACAGCGTTTGTTTGGGCGTCCAAGCCAAGGCCTGATCTGCCCTGTTTCTGTGTGCTAACACGGTAATAGGCTATGAATTGCATTGTCTGTCCCTCTTGTTTGCGCGCATGGGTGCGCAACGGGTGGTAGTCTTTTTATTTTAAACCTGACTTTTTATCAGCATATTCAAACCATTCTTTTTCCTCGTCAAATGCGTCTGCATGTGATTCGTAGATAATCTCCAACCATTCTGGTTCATCATTTCCTAACCAAAGAGCGTTCATGTCAGCGTCGTATTGGTGCGCTGTTTCTGCGCTGAGTGCCGGAATATAGTCTGCGCTTCGCAATTCTGGATTGTATCCAATCCCAATAATGCCGATCCATTTTCTGGCCATCTCAAAGGCTTCATCATAGGTCATTGTAGGTCCCTCGTTTGGTTGGTTATTGGGGAAAGATAACTAGGATTATCAGGCCAAAAGCCAATGCAGCTATGGATGCCCAGAATGCCAATGTGTTGTCAGTCATTGTCTGTCCCTCTTGTTGCCGGCAGCACCTCGCTGCCGGTGAAGCGATATCTATTCGATATCGTTTTATTTGTAAACTTCAAATGCAACCTTTTTTGCGATTATTTTTTAAATGCTTACAAAATAAGCGCTTGAGTTATCCCCAAAACGCCGATTGCAAGCGGCACGATGCAATATATAGCAAATTGATATCAGGTTTTGGGAGCCTGGCGGGACAGTTTTTGGCACTGCGGGACATTTTGAAAATGTCCGCACATTGTCCTTTGGAAACAGATACTTGCGCGAATGCGGGACATTTTGGGATTTTCGACGCATGTTTGAAAATGGGAGCGGGACATTGCGGGACATTTTAAGAATGCAGGAAATGTCCGGTGAACGTCTTTTAAAAACAGCAACTTATAGCGTGCGGGACAAATGGGACATTTGTTGTTTGTCCCGTTTTGCGGTTACCGGGCTGGAAGCGGGACAAATGGGACACCCCCCTATGGGGTGTCCCAAATGTCCCGCCTGTCCGGGCGAATTTGTCCGGTATTATGAGGGGGGATAAATGAAATCACGAAAACCGGCTAAATCTAGAATGCCGGACCTGAGCGCCGAAGATGTCGAGCCGCGCAAGCTCACCGGCCTGGCGGCCAGCATCAACGAGCGGCGCATGCAATCGGCACTAATGGACCATGACCGAAAGATGGACGAGGTCGAGAAGGTCTGGGGCGTTGATCGGTTGCCATACCTTGTGGCGGACAATCTCCGGCAAAAGTTCTGGCGGGCGCAAGAGCAATTGAACGAAGCGATTCGGTCCAATGACGCTGAGGCCGTGTCCGATCGTGCCGCGAATGTCCTACGCGGCCTTGATATGCTCGTCAAAGCCGCAGAGAAGGCCGGTGAGCGGCCTTTGGAGCCTGACGTATGGGAATGTACTATGCCGAGCGGAAATGGCGTCCTGAGGCTCGTCAGGGCTTTTCCTGAGCATTCGGCCAGATTAGAGCATCGCGATGGTGTTGTTATCTGGACGCTTGAAGAGGTCGCAAGGGTTATTGAGGGCCTGCAACTGGTCAATCGTGTGAAAGATGCAATGCCGGGAGCCTATGTCAAGGCTGTCACCAAGAAAGTTGATACGACGAAAGGGGAGCCGAATGACGATATCCCATTCTGAAAAGAGGCCATGGGCAGTGATTGGTATAAGGGCCGCAAGGGATAAACGCCTAAAACTAAGTGACATTAAGGTATTGATGGCGCTTGGCTATCATGCCAACAGGGCCGGCGTATGTTGGCCGTCAATTGCTACACTGGAAGCGGAAAGCGGCGTGCATGAAGCAACAGTGATTCGGTCCCTTAACCTATTGATCGAGCTTGGCTTTGTTCGGCGATTGACACCGGGGATGTTTAAGCAAAAGAGGGGAGTCTGGGGCTTTTCCAATCGTTATCAAATCTTATGGGCCGGCAATGAAGAGGTGCCGGAATATGAAGAGGTGTTATCGGCTGGCGCGTTGCAACATCCTGACGACAGATTGCAAGATGAAGAAACGCACACGCAAGGCTCACAGCGCGAAAATCATATAGCTACACAACTGATAGCAGCATACCGCAAAGGCTACGCTCAAGCGACAGGCACGCCAGCACCGCCCGTTCCGGCAGCACCCGCCCTGCAAATGGCAGACGCTAAGGTTAAGCCTGCCTGGTTCCAAGCATATGTAGCGCTATCGATCAGCATAGCTGGCCGCGCGAACACGCAACTTCCATCTTTTCAATCACTTGCAGCCGAGGCGATAGCGCATTTGCAAACCGCAAACGCTCGTTCGGGGTTTACAAGTGATGGGTAAAGGGGTCAAAAGGAGGTGGACCGGCGCGCGCAACGCATAAATAGCAATGCGGGCCGGGCCGAAAGCGCGCAATTCGCCCGCGCAAACGCGCGCACCCCCTGCCCCCCGCCCCCGCCCTCTGCGTTGGGGGCTCCCACG